ACCCTTCATGAAGGTATAAGCCTCAATCAGAGAGCCGTACAGCATGGACACAGAAGCATTAGTGCTCAACCATGTGGTTCCGTCCTCAGCGCCAGCAGTAAGGCTCTGTGGCCTATAGAAGTAGTGCAATTCAACAGCATAAGCTGCGTCAGGCGTTGGACCTAATATGAAATTGTCTATATCAAACTGAGCATAGTATCTAGGAACGCCAGTTGTTCCATCATCAGGGTTAAAGGACTGCACAAAGTTCACATCCTTAAACAAGACGAACTCTTTGTTGCCACCAGTAGTGAATGAAAGGCTATACGGGGCGAGATAATCGCTTGGAAGAGCGAGATATTGGTTGCTCGCGGTCATATTACCCGCTTGATTCTTCCGAAAAACCTCAAGCTGCGCTATTTTAAGAATGCGCTCCTCAGTGTTTTTGATGAAAATATCAAGACTATTCACAAAGGTTGTCTCTGTGTTTTCAGTGTAGTCCTGAATCGCGGTCTTTAATTGTGCGTATGTAAAGCTCATGATATATTCACCGTAACGCTACCAACTGAGCCAGTAGCAACCAAATTGTTAGGGGTTAAACCCTCATCGTATGCCATGCCTACAGGATTCCAGCCCCATTGTATATTGTCTTGTTGCGCAACGTTCTGCTGAGGACGCGGGTTGCGCAATGCTTGTGGGTCGGGGGTGGCTCGAAGCGGTTCAAGCTGTGGTTGTTTGGCTTCCCACTCGTCTTTACCCACGAGAAGGCCGTTCCATTCCTTCCGCATGTCTCTAAGGCGGTATCTGAACCCAGAACGGTCAGATATGCCGTATGCCCACTTACCTGAAGCATACTTAGACATAACGGTAATTCCTCAAGTCTGGCGCAACGCGGAAGGATGCGCGATCACGATCCTCGTCCATTGCACGGCCAATTTCCTCTTCATAGACCGTTTTAAGCAGTTGTGCGCGGTCTGGAGCGCGTTTTATGGCGATATAATAGGCCAATCCAGCGGCTAAAGCAGGGTAAAAACGGAAGGGAACTTGCAGTGTATTCGTGTAATTATCGGCGTCATCTAGCCTAATTAGGGCGTCATAAATGACCACATCTGTGCTATTATCGGGCAAAGGCCACATCTTTATGACGGGATTTATCAGCCTATCCACGAAATATTGCGTAGGACGGCCTGTTGTGGATTTTGTAGGTATGTTAAGGTATTCGTCCCTACTTATGCGATTTAGGGCGTAATCGGTGCCATCTCGACGTACAACGAGCGATAAAACGTCAATTGTGGACGTTCCAAGGTCATAATCACCGTCCCCAGAGGTCACTGTGAAGGTCTTTTGGGCTATAGTCCATTGGTTTAAACCACGGTTTGCCCAGTCGGCAAACATCAAATTCATGGACCTTTTGGCTGTTTTTAGGTCATATCCGGTGCGAACTTCCAAGCCACAACGCTCAAAAGCCTCTTCAACGTAGTCAGCTACGTCTAATTCGAAGTTTGTTGAGCCTGATATAGTCATTTGCTTTTCCCTCGTGACGAGCTTTTCTTACGTTTTACAGGAACACACTTGTCTTTTCCAGCTTTTGTTCCAGCGAAGCGGTATCCCTTCCAGCAAGCCTTGCCGTCAGCACCCTTTTTCTTGCCTTTTGTCACCTGTTTAGACGATTGTGATCTTCCTATAGCCATATTAGCAATCCCAAGCCTTGCGCGACCAGTAATTCGCGCTGAATTTATCAGTTGTACCTTTAATTCCGCCTGATCTGGCGCAATAGCTCTTCTTTCTTGCTGGAATGCCCTTTTTTATGGTCATTTTAGGGTCCCCAAAGCGTACAATCTTGGTTTTGTCGCCTTTTTTGGCAAGAACGGCGAACTTCTTCTTCCCACCGGGGGTGCGTTTCGGCTTATTGTAGCCTGAAAACTTCTCTCCGCTTTTTTCAACAGACATTAAGCACCTATTGGTATGAATTGACGGGCAACAAGTGACTTCTTGTTTCCCGCCATTTTTTATTTAAGACAAAAAGATTGTCAGATCGTTATTAGCACCCGTGAACGCGTTGATAAAAACGCCAGCCGTAGCTAGGACGCCATCATCAGGAATGTTCAGGACGTGCATTCCTACAGGGAATGGCTGGACAATCAAATCCTCACCAGACCCTGAACCGTTTTTCATCGTAAACGATCCAGCAGTTTCTGCGTAGATCACAACTTGACGGATGCGAGAGCGTGTAGGGCCAACGATTGCAGCCGTTGTCCCCTGCGCCCAAGCATACGCCTTTACTGGTCCAGCCATGTTAGCCTCCTATTACGCTAAGTTGTTGTTTTGCGCGTACAGAACTGTGAAACGAACCAAACCTGCGGTTGTAGCGGCAGAAGCAGTAACAGTCAGTCGAATATCTGCCGTACCTGTATCTTGCCAAGCCAAAGCAGCGCCAGCTTGAGTCGTAGGATACTTGCGACCCGCATCTGTACCACTAGCATAAGTGTTTAGAACGGTTGCAGCACCGCCAACTGTGTCACCAACACTCAAGTTAGTTGTAGTGTTTGCTGCCGTAATAACATCAATCACCAAGTCAATAATTTGAGAATTTGCAGGAATTACAACGTCAGTTACGACTGCCGCTAAAGCACCACCAGATAAATCTGCTGAGAAAGTTTGCGTCATAACAACTTGACCAACGTTTGCAACGTCAGAACCAAGAGTTGTTCCTGTAGTATTTTTAATGGTTCCAGCCTTTATCGGGCCTGAAAAAGTAGTATTACCCATGTCTATCTCCTGTCTGGGTTAAGTCAGTCACGGGATGTGACTGTCAGGGATAACCCAACAATACAACAAAGCAGAACAAAAAGAAAGAGGCGATCCGAAGACCGCCTCTGACTCAACTGAAAGATCAGTTTATTACGCTCCGGGCGAACCGAATACAGCGCGTGGATCGGAATAGCCGAAGCTATAACGCTCACGAGCTTTAAAGCGCATGTTGCCTGTGTCGAAGTCGGCTTCCATGTTTGTGCGCATAGGTGAACGCTCAAAGTGCTTGAAGCCGTTAGGCGCGTCAGTTTTGATGAAGAACGCATCTGGGTCTGTCAAGAAGTGGTTAACAGTGTAACCCTCTGGAAGCATACCCATGTTGCGAATTGCGTTTACATCATTATCTGCTGTGCCAACACGCAATGTTGATTCCAACAAACGATCTGCAACGAATTGCAGTTGTGGTGGAATAACCATTTTAGTGCCGCGCAGAGCAATAATCATGTTACGCTCATCTACGAAGGTCGAGATGTCAATCAACGCATTTTCCAACGAAGTTTCGTTGAGATCAGCCGCTGTTGATGGCTCGTTGCGGAAAGTACCGCCACCTGAAAGCGGGTGAGCAGTCGAGCAAAGCTCAACGCCGTCACCACCAGCGAAGCTAGAATTAAACGCGTTGTTTAATACTGCTGCCGCTTTAACCTGCTTAGTGTGTGCCATAGAACGCGCAAGCGCCTTCGTATAGCGAGCACCAAGACGGTCATACAGGTTGTCTTCGATTGCTTCTTCAGTCAACGCGAATGCAAGAGCAACTGTCTCGTGTGAGTAACGAGCAGTGTACGCTTCATTTGCGTTGTCAAATTCGACGCCAGAACCTTCGGATTTTGTGGGAGCATTCCCAAATCCGACGAGCATGACCTCTTCTTCAAACGCACGGTCTGAAGATTCTGTGTCAAAGATTTCAGCATGTTCGCCTTCGTAGCGATCATACTCCATGCCGAACAGAGCGTTGAGGCCCGGTTCTAGCTCTTTGACGAGTTGTGAACGTGAAATAGCCATAACTCAGTCTCCTTATGCCAGACCCGCAGTGCCAGCACTGAACAGGTGGTTGTTGATTTTTACGATCACGTTAGTGTTCGCGGCGGAAACATCGCTATTCTCAGGGTCTTGAGAAATGTCGATTGCCTTGAGTGCTAAACCAGCGGTTGTAGCACCAGTAGAGACAGCCAATTCCATGCGTGAAGTACCACCAGTGGTGCTTCCTACAGGGCTTTGGTCAACAATATCGAAGTTGCCAAACA